ATCTATACATTTAGTTTGTGGTTCAAACTGGTCTCCTAATTTGATTGTACCTGTTTCATAATCTTGTGGAGCATTTAAAGTAGCAAAGTTAGAACCACTTAATATACTTGCAGTAAGAACACCAGCTCCACCACCTTGTACATATTTCATTTGTAGTTGTACTTCATCGTTTAACGAAAGATTTACAAAATCAGTTTCTACATTGAATGAGCCAGTTATTTCTGTTGGTGAAAACGATGTATTACCTAAAGTAGTATTTGTAGTTATATTTCTTATTCTACCAAGTAATGTAGGATTAGTATCCTCTGGTTCTATTTCATAGTTGATTGTACCTGTAAATCTATGAGTACCTGTTTTACCAACTGTATATGTGTATGTTGTTGGGTCATATGTATTTGATTCATCAAACACTTCTGTGTTTATACTTGCTGTTACATACCCATCAGTTTCTATAATTCCTGTTTGGTCTGCAGATGAACTAGCAATAAAACCAAATGAGGTAAATCCACTACCTTTAACAGATAAATCTTCTGTTTGTTTAGGTAATACATATAAATTATCAAAAAGAGGTTGTAGAGAAGATGAGTAAGTAAATTCACCTTGTTCAAATATTTTATCTAACACTACTGATACTTTAATAGCAGGTGTTAATTGTCTTACTTGTAAAGGTGAAGATGAGTTGTTTATAAATCCTACTGATGCAACATCTCCTGCATCTATCGCAACATTTGGTAAAGAACCTGTTGTTTCTGTACCATCAGTACCTTGGTCTATAAGAGGATAATACACATCACCACTAAATAAGTTATTAGTCCAACTGCCTGTTACATTAGCAACTGTAAATGCGTGGTCATATGAATCCCAATTTAAATCACTTACAGCAACTGTTTTTATAGATTCATTAAAAGTTACAACACTATTGGTTATTGTAATCTCGTAGTTATATCCACCATTTGGTGTTTTAACTACCTCATCTAAAAATAAACTACCTTCTAGTAGTGTATTTGATTTAGATATAACAGATGCATTTACTGATTCACCTAAACCAGGTACTCCAGTCACACCTACTTTATACGCATGTTTAAAAAATCTATTGTTCTTTTTAGAACCAGGTAAAGTAAATTGTTGTGATGTTGCACCGAATACTTCTCCAATCTCTCCATTTTCTATTGCAGATATATCTACTCGTATTGGAGTATCTTCCAATACATCCAAATCATATATTACACCATCATATTGAGCTCTAATGAATGCCATAGTTTATCTTCTTGATTTAGATTTATTTGCGTATTGGTAATTTATTCTATATGTGAATAGTTTTTGTCCTCTTGGATTTGTTTTCTTTTCTACCAATGTATTTGTAATAATCACAGGTATAAACCCACCATTGTATTGTACATATACAGAAGGAGATTGGAATAACTCTAACAACCACTCTGATTCTTCTGTTGTTAACCAATCAGTTTGTGCTCCAAAGTTTTTAGTTGTTTGTTTATTGTATATCGTAGTTCCTCTTCTTGCTTTATCAAAATTAACTACACCATCTGTTGTAGAATAATTTACAAATTCTTGTTCGTAAGTATCTTGTACATAAGTTTGGTTTTCTGTCTTTGTTAGATTAGCAGTATAATAATCCCAAGTACCTACTTTGTTTATAAATGCAAACCTTGTTCCATTATCACCAATACAAGAATCTAATTTGTTAAATCTTCTATCACCCTCATTTACATTCGCAACAACTGTATAATAAGACCAGTTATCAGCAGAGAATACAGAACCAAGTGTTGCATCATTTATAAAGTTTTGAGGACCTGTTGGATAATGTACTAATTTACTAGCTTCACTATCATCGTGAGAACCACTAAAAGTATCACTAAAGAACTTCTGAGCTAATACACTATCATTCTCATTGTATATTGTTACTCTGTAATTTGTTACAAAAGAGTTAGATAAATTAAAATGTGAAAGAGTACCATAATCTTCTAATCTTACATATTGTGTGTTTGGTGAGTTAGAAAGAAAATCATTAAAGTAAGAACCTGATTGCCAGTTCATTCCATCTACTAATTCTTCTACTGCAGGATATACAGTAAGTGAAGATGTTACTTGTGATGCCGATGTTATAAGTGATGAAGATGGAGATGTTCCATATTCTTCTCCAAATTCTATTGAGAATGTTCTTGTGTTGTTGTTAGATGAACTAACTATTTGTGTTGTTGTCCATACCTCATCCCAATCAGTATAATCGTGTAAAACATCACTTAATTCAAATACACCAAAGTTAGATGCATTTGATGGTTGTTTTATTCTTACTAAAGTTTCAGAACTACCATCTGCTTTTACATCACATATATACTTTGCTTGGTCTGCTAAGGTTAGACCTGTTAAAGAATATACAACAGTTGCTTGTGTTCCATTTGGGTTTGTAGGTTCTTGTATGAATGATACTGCCATTGTTTATACTTTTGCTCCATTTAATTTAAATAACTCTATAATCTCTTCATTTATATCTTCTGCACCTGCTTCTAATAATTTATCAGAATAGTTTTCTACACTTCTATTTACTGCTGGTACAATAAAAGGTCTTGGGCTAAATCCTTTTTCTGCAATTGATTTTGCAACAGGAAAAGGTAAATTAGTTCTTGGTTTCCAAGGTATTATAGATGGAAACTGACCAGGGTCAAAAAGAGATTCTGGGTTAGGAGTAAATTTCTCCTTTGTTCCCATAACACCACTATCTTGATAGAAACCATATTTTTCCATTGTTAAAGAAAAGCTAGGTTCTTTCTCATCATCGTTGTATTTTACTTGTACAGAGTTTGCAAGAGTACCTGTCTTAAAAATACCTTTATTGATGATACCATCCTTCAAGTTATCTTGTAAAAACTGTGCAAGTTGTTCTAATACTTTTCTGATGTTTTTTATTTCCATTTCTTATTCTTAATCCAATAATATATTTCTTTTCCTATTACACCACCTACACCACCGATAATACCTAATAACAAAGCCATTCCAAACTCATATAAGGTCATCGTGTAAATTGATGTAAAGGTAAATCCTGATAAAAATGATACTTTGTTTTCCATTTGTTATGCTATATCACAATATGATATTTCCTTACTATCTGTTATAATTGTTGCCGTCATAACCCAACCTACTGCCTTATCTTGAAACGCTTCTACAAGAGGAACTATATTGTTCATCTGTATTTGTAAAGGGTATTGTACAGGTCCATCTAAGATATATGCGTACATATCATATAAACCTTGTTCTGTATTGTTAAGAACTACTCTCATATCTTCATCACCTAACTTTGGAACATCTAAAGAATAAAACTCAAAAGTTAATTCTCTCTGTCTACCATCTACACCAGTAAGACCAGGTGATGATAAAGGTCTCATAAATAAAAGTGGATAACCACGATTTACTGCAGCATCTATTTTATCTATACTACCATGGCCGAATCCCTTAAAGTAGTTGTGGTTGTTAACGAAATACTCTATTGTATTTACTAATTCATCGTATCTTACCATTATCTTCTTTTATATTGATTTAATATTTGTTTTTGTTTCTTTTGTTCTTCTTTCATTATATCACCTTCTAACGATAACCAATTTAACATTGTAACAAAGTTTACTTTTGTAACATCTTTCTCACCTGTTAATCTTAAGATTCCCCCATCTTTTGCAAGGTGGTGGAGTGTGTAGAACCATCCAAAATGTTCTTGAATACTTTGTCCATCCCCTCCTTCCACATCTTCTTCTCCTTCTGTGTTAACTGTTGGGAAGATTGAAGGAAATTGTTTGATGATTGAATTCCTATTAGCAAAAAAAAATTGTATGCTCCAAGAGCAATACTCATAGGTAAATTCTTAAATATCTCTTTTCTCCATTCTCTTTTTTCATTATCATAAGCTTCTACTTTATAATACTTAAAAAGAGTTTCTGTTTTACCTTGTATAAACTTTATATCGTTTCTTATTCTCCATTCAAAAGAATCAAACTTTTCTTCTACTATCGGTCTGTATATAATAGATATAACATCTAACACACTAGCTTTTTGTAGATGAGCTTCTAAATCTATGTACTCACCTGCAGACATTTTAGATATGGGTTGTAATCCATACTTTATACCTTCAAACTCAAAGATAGGTAAAAAGATTGCTTGTGTATCAATAATCTTTTTGTGTAAATCTACATATATCTTTTGTAAACTTGATAAATCCCAACTTCTTATAAACTCCTCATCGTAAGAAGAAATAGCAGATACAATTCTTATAATCTTTTCTATTTCTGATAGGTGTTCAAACTGACCTAACTTTTGATAATGTTCAATTGTAAATTCAGTTGGTATATTAACTTTTATTTCTTTCATATACTTTATTATATTTTGTTTAATTACTTGGTATAGGTAATTACCTTAACCCACTTATAACCAATTTCTTTCTTATTGGATTTTCTATTCTATTCCAATTACAGATTGCAAGTGACATCACACAATCGTCGTGGAACCCAGCCATTGCTTGATAAGTTATTCTACCGCTTGGTAAATACTTGTATTGAAACATCTGCAGTTCTTTGTAAAGAGGTTCAAACAAGTTAGGTGATGGTAATTCTAATGATAAATCCGATATATCACTAATCAATCTTCGTATAATATTTTCTTTACTTGTATTAGTAGTAATAAAAGGTTTTACTGATTTATATTTTTTTCTTATCATCTCATATACTGCATCTCCTATGGAGTTTGCTTCTACATACAATTCTGTTCTATATTGTTTACATAGATATACTACCTTATCAACGATTTGAGAGTATTCTAAGCCTCTTTCTCTCCACATATATACTATCCTTCCACTTGTATCCATAATCGTTAATACAGAGTAATCTTGTTTTGTACCAATATCAAGACCACCAACAGTTCTATCTTTTGTTCCTATCCATTGTGATAAATTACACACCTCATCTATGTTTGTAAATACTTCACCATCACCTTCTTGCCATTTAGCTTCAAATTCTTGTTCATATATACTTGGAGGAAGTGAATCTTTTTGTTCTTTTAAAAACTCTTCACTTACATAAGGAGATATAGAAGATGGAGCAGTATAAGAATTATAGTTAT